ACGCGAATTCGGTGTCGTTCGCGTAGCTCGAGACGAGCGTCACGTCGGCGCCCTGCACGGTCGTCGCGCCAGATTTGAGGAGCTGCGCCGCCGTTCGCACGCCGGCATCGTCCTTTCGCCAGCGCGTTGTATGGGCGATTCCGTAGATCGTTCCGGCAAAACCTCCGGGCAGATCGCTCTGCGCGTAGAGATCCGCGTTCCCGACGGTCGACGTCGCGACATATGACGTGTCGTCGTCGTCGGAGGCGACGCGCTGATAGTTCGATCCCGCATCCGGCGTCATCTGTGTGAGTGATCCGGCGCCGCTCGGCGTAAGGAGATAGCCGCGCACGTCACCAAGTCGCGCGTTCCATGGCGCCGCGTCAGTCGTGTCGAGCGCATACATGTCATCGTAACGCAGAAAGTTGCCTCCCGTATCATTCTGACCGAACGTGAATTTTGTGATCTGCCCCGTGCCGCTCGCGGCGGTGTTCAGCCCGGTCGCATGGACGACGCGCGTGCCCTCGACCCAGATGTCGACGATGCCGGCGCTCGCGTGGAACGTGATGTCGAATTCGATGAACTGGTAGACCGCCCATTTCGTCGAGCTGCCAGGAGAATACTGTGCAACGACGGTTCCGGCGCCGATGGTGCCGCGTCGCGCTGTGATGGAACCGTCGGCGTCTTTTGCGATGCTGAGCTGACGCGTGGCGCCGTCCCAAAACGTGAACATGCAAATTTGGCTTCCGGGGGTTACATCAAGAAATGCGGTGCCGACGACCATTCGACTCGGGTTGCCCGGCGTGTTTTTGGTCAAATAGTCGCCGCCGCCGAACTGAAATCCGTGTCCGACGCCGAACCGCGTCGACGGGATCGCGCCCGATGTTGGCCCCCATCCGCTGTTACCCGAGCTATGCTGAAAGGCGTCCCATCGCGGCTGGACGTGACCGTCATCGAAATTGCCGGAGATGTAGCTATCGAATGTATCAAAGAGTCTCATGGCGCTCGATCCGGTAAGAGAGAGATTTCAAAGCGTGAGATCGCCCGACGTCGTTCCGTCAAGCGTCATTGATGTTTCGAGACTGCGAATGGATGCGGTGAGCGTCGCCCGAATCGTCAGCGTGGCGTCGAGCGCGATCGGCGGCAGCGTCGTCGCGTGCGTCACCAGGTTCCACCAGTAATACGTCCCGTCGAAATAGACGGTGAGCTGGTCTTTGAATCCGAGCGTAACATTGAGAGAACTGCCATCACCGTAAATGCTGCCCGCCGGTAGCGTGAACGTGTAACCGCCGGCGCCGGTCGACGTGATGAGCAACTTCCCGCGAAACCCGGCGACTGCGCCGAGAATGACGAGCGATCGGTTGCCACTAATCGTCGCCGATGCCGAATCATCGGTCTTCCCGGTGACGTCCCAAATGATCGGGTTCGCCGTGCCGTCGAGCGCGGTGATCGTCGAGCCATCGCCGGCGGCCGCTGAGAACACGACCGCGTCCTGCACGGTCCGCATGTCCGAGAGCGGCGCCGCGACCGTTGCATAGCCGATGTAGGTCAGCCGGTATTCAATGACGCTATCGCCGGCCGCGCTGAGTGGAACGGTGACGACGACGGTGCCGTTCATGTCGCCGTCGGTCACGTGGTTGTTGTAGGGGAACGTCGAGTCGGTCGTATCCGCGCCCGCTGTCGCGACGACGTTCCACGCGCTCACGGCGCCGCCCGCAACCTGCGTGCGATCGGCGACTTCGGTGATGCGATGCTCCGGGTCCAAGATCGTGAACGCAAGCGACCCCACGCTCCCCGTTCGCGTGAGCGTTGTTGAGATGACGCTCGGTATGATGATCGTCGGCAGATGCGGGAACCCGCCAGGCGGCACAGAGATGCGCGTGAACTGAAAATCGTCAAACTGGAATACGTCGTCGACGACGTCGACGGAAATCTCCGGCTCACTCGGGTCGCCGAGATCGACCGCAACGACGCGGACTTGTCGATTGACAAGCCCATGCTCGGCAAAATTGAGCTTGAAGACGTCGCCGCGTTCTAAATCCCAGGCGGCGCGGCTGACTTTGATTGTCCCGCTGCCGAGCGGGATCGATGCCGCCTTGAGATCGCGCGCACAGATTTTCATCGCGACGGCGACGTCGGTCACGGCGAGATACTGGATCCGCTTCTTTCGAATCGAGCTGGTCATCGCGACGTTCGCCTCGTTGCGAAGCGTGACCGTGTTCGATTTGAACATCCGCTCGGCGTCTGAGAATTCGACCGTCACCTGATTGATCGTTTCGCGCAGGCCCGGCATCGTCCAATCGCAGCTACGAATCCCGGTCGTCTCGCTGAACGATCGAAGCGCGGCGAACGCGGTCGCGTCGGGCGCTTCATTCCGCATGAGCCGCAGTTTCCACTGGAACGTCGCCGGATCGCGGAGCAAGACCGCGTCGGCCGTGCGCAGACATTCGTCGATGATGGCCTGCGCTGTCGTCTGCTCGCCGGCGCCGCCGCAGAGCATCGACATGCCCATGCCCTCGGCGACGAGCCCGCGTTGCGCATCCTCAAATGTGCCTGAGAGTCCGTTCGAGACGCCGACGCCGGCGCCGGCGATTTGATCGGGAGAGAAACCGAGCCCGTAGAGCGGATTCACCAGCACGTCATAAATGATCGCGGCGGCGTTGAGATCGACCATCCGCCAGACGTAGCTGATGTGCGTGATCCATCGCGCGTTGACGGCGGGCGAGCCGGAGCCGCCGGGAATGATGTACTCCGGGCGCGGCTCGCGGTAAAAGACATAATCGATCGCCGGCGGAACGGGCGACTCGCCAACGATCAGATCGGCATAGATGACGGTGACGAGATCGCCGTAGCTCGGGACGTTGCCCGCGCCGATTTTGCCGACTAAGAACGTGTCCGGTCCGTATTGCAGCGAGCCGATATTCAATTCGATAAAGCCGCGCACGCCGCCGCCGCGCCCATAGCCGCCGTAGACGTTCGGCAGAAAGAACAGCGAGGCCGCCTTACCGCCGGCATAGACTTCGATCGAATCCACGCCGACGCCGGCCAGGCGTGCGAACCGTCCGCCCTCGATCGCGTTCTGTGTGACCTGCGTCGTTTCATCCTGCGAGATTTGAATCGGCGCCTGATCCGAGAGCAGCGCCTTGTCGCCGAACACCATGTTCTCGACTGAATCAATTTTTCCCCAACAGAGCACGCCTTGCAGGTTCACGCCATACATGTAGCCGACGACGGCGCTATTCGAGGCGAGCCCGCCGAGAAACGTCGTCGACTTTTTCACTTCGTGCAGTTGCGTGCCGCCGAACCATGTGATGATCGGCCGGAGGCGCCAGGTGCCATAGAGCACCGGGATCGCGAGCCCGCTGGCTGTTTTAGGATTCTGGAATGCATCGGGCGGCGCCGGCTTCTGCTTCGAGAGCTGATAGGCGGCGAGCAGCGTCGTCAGGATAAAACCGGCGGCGAGGATGCCGAGTTCGATGAGCCAACTCATACTAGCCCTGTCTGCATCGGATCGTCGAGCGGCAGTAAGTCGAACCCCAAAAACCGGTCGACGTTGTTGAACTTGTCGCGGCACGTTGCGAGCGTTTTATCATCGCCGGCGATCAGCGTCACCGCATCGCCGACGCCGACGCCGGTCGGCAGCGCACCGAAGATGTGAAACTCATTCCCGATCTGCTTCGCGACGTAGACGCGTTCATTGCCGGCCAGCGCGAGCTGACCGAGATCGTAGTAATGATCCGCTGCGCCGCTGACGCTCGTCACTAGAATTTTCGATCGCTCAATACTGAGGATCGTCGTCGCGAATGAGAACGCAGACTCATCGACGCCACAGGCGCCGGAGTAGGTCGCCCACTGGCATTGACGCTCGATCACTTTGCTCGGGAATGGTTGCGAGAACAATCGCTCGCCGCCGGCGATTTGAATCTCTGCCCATCCGCCGGTGAACTTGACGCCGCAGACGTCGCCGTAGGCGAGCAGCACTGGCACGGCCGCCACGTTGTCTGGCTGATGCCGATGAATGCCGAGCACCATCGGGAAGGTGCGGATTTCTTTCAGCGCGTCGACGAGCGGCGTCGTGCGCGCTACGCGGACGGTCACCGCGATCTGCCCCGGATCGGTTCCGCGCTCGATGCGACTGCGCGTGATGACGGCCGCGACGTAGGTCAATCCGGTTGCGGCGACCGTGATCGGCGAGCCGGCGGAGGAATAGCGCCACATCTTGTCAGCTCGCGCGAACGTGTAGAGCTCACGCGGCCGACCGCCCAGGCGCTCGAGCGCGGCGTAAATGCTGGTGAGGAGTGGCATCAGGTGAGGTCCGCTGCGACGTCGATCAGCGAGAGCGTCACTCGGAATTGTCCGTCGATGTTTAGCTGCTCGGCGAGAAATTCATCTTGATCGAATCGGCCGTATCGCATCGCCATCACCAGCACGCCATCGCTCTCAGTCCACGGCGTCGGCGCCGTGATACCGGCCGGCGCTGAGATCGCGTCAGCGGTGACGGCCACTTGATCGAATCCGGAAGCGGCCGGGTCGTTCGGAGTGACCGCCGTCGCGCGCAGCAGCTCATACTGATAACTGTAGAGCGCGAGAAATCGGCGGTAGGCAATGCCGAGCGGGAACAGGTTGTCGGCATAGCCGCCCGCCCGCATGAACCACAGCGCCCGATGACCGATGCCGCCGTCGAAGTAGGGCGCGAGCGCGATGTCTTCATGCCACGTCGGAAACCAGAATCCGCCGCGCATCCCCTCGGCGGTGTCGTAGAAGTCTCGCAAGAACTGAAACTCGGCCCATGATGTCGTAATGAATTCGAGGACGTGCCGCTCGCTCGACGGCGCCGGGTCTTTCGCGATGAGCCGCGCGCCTGATGGTGACTCGATTGTTTCGGCCCGGATACCGAGCGCCAGCGGCCGCCCGTCGACAGCGTGCGGTGCCATGAGTAGCGCGAGCTGGCCGCCCGTTGACGGAATCGTCATCGACCAGGGTAATAAGAAATCTGTCATAGGCCGAATGTCGCGGAGAGACTGCCGCAGTCGACGCGCACGCTGAACGCGGCGCCCGGTACCGCGCCGTTGTCGAAATGGACTTGCTGCCCGCGCTGTGGAAACGTGAGGCTGACGGGCGGATGCGGAAGCGCGATGCTCCCGGTTTGCGTCACCGTCCAGACGAGCGGCGGATCGAGAATCCGTTGACCGGCCGCGTCGAAGATGTAAACCTCTCGATCGTCGAATTGCCGGCCGGCCCACGGCGAGCCCGATTTGATTTGTACGACGCTGATCGATGCGGGCGTCGGCGTAACCGCCGCGCCGACCGACGGATCGATGCCCGCCACTGCCGGCAGCTCCTCGCGAAAGACGAGCGGCACCGCTTCGGCACGCTGCATCCGTTGATCGATCGTCGGCGGATCGAGCCAGGCGTTCATGAGCGGGACGACGATCGCCAGGCCCACCGGGAACGTGCCGACAACGGGAACGTGCGTCGTGATGTGCGTATCGCTCAGCGCGTCGACCGTGACGACTTCGAAATTCGTTTCCGATGTCCAGAGCAGCGCCGTCTGACCGATGACGAACCCGCGGCCGACCGTGTCGGTCGTGATGTCAGTCGACGACGAGTAAGCCGTTGGCGGCGACGCCATCGGCCAGACCGGCACCGTGTAGCGGAGCCGTTCGGTCGCGCCCAACCAGAGCGCGCGAAAGCGTGCGACTTCGGTCGCGCTCACAAACTTCGGCGTGAATTCGAGTCGGCGAACGGGAACCGATCGGATCGCGGCGCGAACCTCCTTGCCGCTGGCCGCGCCGCTGATGGCTGTCGTCCAGGCGTGCGCGAGTCGGATGCCTTCGCCTCCGTCGGGCGGAATCACGAATAGCGTTGCAGCGGCGAGACTCGTCATCGTGAGGGTTCCTGTAGCCTGCCGGCCCGATCGTTCGGGAAATGAGCAGGTAGGCGCCAAAGCCGCCGCTGTAGCGTCATCGGCCGAGTGCCGAATTGAAGCTGTTGCGCCGATCGGCGACGATCTTCACCAGCACCTTATGGCCGGCCGGCGAGTCGAGATGTTCGGCCGTGAATCCTGGCGGCGCGTGCAAGACGAAATGATGCACGATCGGGCCAGCCTCGCCGCTCCCGCCGGCGGTCACGAGCCCGCCCTCGGCGAAATTGCGTCGCACGCCGCGGACAGAATGGACCGGGCGAACCGAGATCGGGCGCAGGCCGCCCATCGCGAATAGCAGCTCCTCGCGCGGGATCAGTCGAGCCTGGAGGGCGCGCATGAAATCTTCGCCGTAGTAGTCGACCGTCGGGACAGGATGCACAAACTCGCCGGCCGTCAGATTGACGTTGCGCACCTGGTCGATACCGGCCGGTCCGTTGACCATTCCGCCCGTTGCCGAATTCACGCGCCCGAGCACGCCGCCGCTCGTCAAATTGCTGCCGAGATTGCTCGCCGCCGAGCCACCCAGGCCCGAGAGAAATCCGAGCGCCGATTCAATGATGGACGTCGCGAGCATCTGCGATGCGACCTTGACGAGCGCGTCGACGATCGACTGCGCCGCCGAGAGAAAGAGATCGCGCCACGTCGTAATTGACTGCTTTGCATTATCAAGCGCGATCGTCGTCCGCTCGACTTCATTCCGCAAATCAGTGATCCGCTGATTCTCTTCCGGCGTCCGCTTGGCGGACGGGATCGAGAGTAGCCCGTTCAGTTCATCGCTTGCGTTCTGCAGCTCTCCGGCGAGGGCGCGAATCTCTGATTTGTTTTGTGTGCCGAGCTTCGTCGACTGCTCAAAGAACGTGGCGAGTGCCGAGGTCGTCGCGTCGCGCGTCGTCTCCTTGAGTTTGAAAAAGGCGTCGGCCGTGCGCGCGATCGTCAGATTCAATTCGAGCAGCTTTGTCTTGTATTGCTCGAGCTGCGCTTGCGCCTCTTCGTTGCCCGGCAGTTTGTCGGCCTGCTCTTGTAGGAGCGGAAGGGTCGCGGCGATGATGTCGCGCTCGCGCGTGAGCGCGGCGACGATGTCCTCGCGGGCCTGGCGTTCGCTGATAGCGTGTGCCGCGAGAAGCGCGCTGGTGCGCGTGACTGCCGAGTCGCCGGCGGTCGTCGCGGCGCCGATCGATTTTTGCAATTCACCGAACCGCGCTTTCGCGATGTCCAGCGGAATCGATTCTTCGATAAGCCGCTGTCCAAACTCGGCCGCCGCTTTCTCTGCTGGCGTGGTATCCGAGCTCGCAATCGTCGCGGCGAGCAGGTCGAGCTGCTTTTTGTAGCCGTCGCGAATCTTTGCCGGATCGGCCGCGCCCGTTTTGCCGAGCAGGTCGTCGATGTGCTGCTGCGCGGTGATGCGAATTTCCTCAATGCGATCGCTTCGATCCTTCTCGATGACTTCGAGCGACGCGGTGAACGCTAGGCCGGCCTGCTTCCGCGCCTCTTTGTCTTTGCTGTCGATGAGATGCAGATCGGTGATCGCCTTGCTGTCTGTGTCGAATTGCTTTCGTGCGGCGGCGCGTCGCGCGCCGAATTCGTCATCGGCAAGCCTCGCGATCGATGCGATCCGGTCATCTTCAAATTTTGTGAGCAGCGCGGTCAGCTTGTCGTTTTCGTCCTTATTGATTTTGAGGATTTCTTCCGTATGCGTTTTCTCTAATGCGGCGAGCGCCTTCGCCCGGTCGCCGCCAAAGCCGACCATGCGCGCGAGCTGGCGTTTCGCGTCGTCGAATTCATCGTCGGCCGCCTGACGGCGTGCGGCTGCGTCGCCCTGCGTCCGGGCGATGTCGAGCTGTCGCGCCTTCTCGACTTCCTTTCGCGCAAGATCGGCGAGCGCGGTCCCGCCCGAGACGATTTCCTCCGCGCGCACGATCTGTTGCGCGGCGCCGAGAATGCTCCGCGCGGCGGCCGTGACGTCCGGCCCGGCTTTCTTCGCGGCCGCGCTCTGCGCGTCGAGCGCATCGGCGAATCCGACGCCGGCGAACTTCGCGCCGGCCTCTGTGCTGGTGAACTTGAACCACGACTCGGTTGCGAGATCGAGCGCCTTCTGCGTTGCCTGGACGTTGCGCAGCGCAACCGCGCCGCTCGAGCTGAGCGCGATCATCTGCTGATTCACTTCCTCCAGTTTCTTCGGCAGCTCCGGCGCCGGCCCAAATTTCTTGATGTCCTCATTCGCCTTCGCTGCTTCGGAGGCGGCGAACTGCACGTTCACCAGAGCGGCCGCGAACGCGGCGCCATCCTTCGTCGCGTCGCGGAGCACGCGCGAGAACGCGCCGAATTCGTCTTTGTTGTCCTTGAGCACTTGCGCCAGCTTGCCCAAGCCGGCCTGATACTGATCGTTCGTGATGCGGCCGGCGAGTAAGTCCTTTTGGAGTTGTTTCACCGCGCCGCCGGGATCGACGATCTTTTGTAGCGTGCCGGTCGATTCGAGATTTTTCTTTGCTTCGGCGAGCGCTTCGAGCGCCTTCTGTTGCGCTGCTGTCTCGCCGGCCTGTGGCAAGAGATCAGAGCGGAACCCCTTGAGATCGGCCGTCGAGCGTTTGAGCTGCGTCACCGCTTCGGCCGTTTTCTTGATGCCCTCGGCCGAGTTGCCGATCTCTTTGAACGCGGCCGCTTCCTTCTGCGCCTCCTCCGTGCCGCCGCGCATCAATTCGAAGACGGTCGCGAGGATCGTGACAAGGGCGCCAATACCGGCGGCGCCGGCGACGACGTTCGCGTTGGATGAAAGTTGCGAGAGCCCGAACGCCATCATGCCGATCGAGCGCGTCACGGCCGCGATGTTGTTGCCGCCCGACTGCGCCGCGAATGAGAGAATCATAAAGGCATTCGCCGCCGATCGCGCACCACGCGGTACGCGCTGGAATGTGGCGTCCGCCGCGTTGCCGAATAGCTGGACTTTCTTGCCGGCTTTGTCGAGTTCATCGGCCGCCGGCAGAATGACGCCGCCCGGACCGCCTGCGCCGATCCCGACCGCGCCGGCGCGTTGCTGAATGAGCGCAACGGTCTGGCCGAACTTCGCGAGCTGCGCGTTAGTCGCGCCGAGCTGCGCCGCGAGGCGGATAACCTCGTCGCCCTCTTGCTTGAATGCCGCGATCGCCCGCGCGTTCGTGACGTCGACGGTTTGACCGAGCGCCTTGAACGCGCCGAGCGACCGGTTGATCGCATCGGGCGCCAGTCCCCCCGGCAGGACGACGTCGGTGTGCTGCTGCGTCACCAGGCGTTGCAGCTCGTCGCGAAGCGCGCCGAGTCGGTTCCGGAGCTGGTCGACGATGGCCTGCGCGTCGCCGTTGACTCGGACGTTAATGCCAATATCGATGTCGTCAGTGCCCACGATTGCGCTCCACTTTCAGGTTCTCTTATTCGTCGTCGCCATCTGGTTCGGGATCGGGCGGCTTGGGTTCGTGCTGTGCGATTCGGCCGTGCATATACCGATCGACGTTCCGTTCGTACTGTTCAATTCGCGCCTGTCTCACTCGCGCCGAATAGGCGAGTAACGCTTCACGCATCGGCCAGCGAGCGACTTCGACGTAGCGCGCCGGTTGATGGTCGGCGAGCTCGCGGACTAGTCCGTTCCACTCTCCGAAATCGAAACGGGGATCGCCTCTGAATCCTCGCTGTGCTGGCCGGTCGTCGCCGGCGTTTCTGCGCCGCTGTTGTCGCCGCCGCCGTGCTGTGCGCTTTGCATCGTCGCCCGTAAGGACTCCGGCGAAGTCGCGGACCAGGCGGCGGCGTTCCCCAAAAAATCAATCAACACGTCCGCGATATTCGCGAATAGCGCCTCCTTTTCGATCGGATCGGTGACGCGGCGGAAGGTGTTTGCGTTCGCGAGCGCGATCGCTCGCGTCCACTCGATGCCGTCCTCGACTAAGATGCCGCCGAGGATTTCCCACAGGACGCCGCGCTCGAAGGCGTCGAAGATGATCGCTTCGATGAGCTGCGAGAGCGTGTCGGTCTTCGGGTTGAATCCGTCCCACATTTTGACGAGTCCGGCCTCGCGCATCCGCTTCATCACGTAGGCATCCTGGTCGATCTGCGTCGAGTCAGCGCGTCGAAAGGTGCGGCCCGCGATCGTGAACACGTGCGCCTGCGGTGTCTCTGGTGCTGCTGCGGTTTCCATGAGTGATCTCTCAACGGTGAGAAGTCAGTTGAATCGAAACGGGGCGCACGTCTGGACTCAGACGAGCGCCCCGGCCCACCTAACTCGCGGCGGCGATCTATTCTACCAATGTGCCCAACCGCCAGCGTCTTACGCTGGCAATTGCAGGATGCGCCCGATCGGGTTCGTCGGATGGTTGATCAAATCCTGATTGACCGAGGCGATGATCGAAATCGGCGTGTTCTCGTTGGTCGTGTTGATGAGCGGGAGCCCGCCGTTCGGCCGGAAATCGCAATCCCAAAAGTCATACAGCAGGCGCGGACCATTCGGCGGATCGCCGATGAATCGAAGCGCGCCGGAAACCGTCGCGATCGTCCCGATGTCGAACTGCGCGCCGGCGCTGACCGTGTAGGCCGTCGGCGTGTAGCTCGCCTTGAATCCGTCACCGTTGGCAACGTTGACGGCGGTAGTTAGCAGGCGAACGGTCGGCACGTTGAAATCGGTCACGACGTAATCCGTTCCCTCGACGAGTAGCACGGCGCCGACGCTGTTGTGCAGCGTGTAGGCTGTGATCGGCCCGTACTTCGCGAGCCGATACTCGTCGCCGAGCACGGCGGCCGTCGTCACCACTTCGTCGACGATCGGCGTCGCGAGCTGCGCCGGTTGCGCGGTCCGCTTCGCCTGCCACCACAGCCCGATCGCGAACCCTGACCAATCGTCGATGTTCAGGGTGATCTCCATATTCCGCTTGAGCAGCAGGTTGGCGACGCGCGACCGGTACCGCGTCCGCGATTCATTCTTGATGAAACGCTCATCGCTGTTCGTCGGCTCGACAACCGATGAATTGCCGACGTCATGATAGCCGGTGAGCAGACCAGTGACCGGGTCTTTCTGGTTGATCTCCGCGATGCCGGCGCCGATCGTGTAGAGACGCGGATCGTTTATCAGGTCGAGATTGAGGTTCGGGGGCATGTCTGCGGCTCCGTGTTGAGAGAGTGACGAACCCTTATGGCGTGAACGGCGTGAGCACCGGGGGCAACCTTGTGATTCCGTCGACGACGATCAACGTGATGTCGAGGAATCCCCACATCTTTGTTTTCTTCCCCTTCGACGTCGCCGTTCGTCGAGCCTCCTCGCAGCTCGACATCTCCATAATGCGGATGCCGTTCTGCATTCGATAGCTCGGCTCGCCCTCGGCCTCCGAGAACGACAGCGAATTAAACCGAGTCATACACAACCGCGCGGCTCTGAGAATATAGGAACATTCGACGATCGCCGCGAGCGGATCAGCGCGGGCGTTCGTGCAATAAGCGCCGGCGATGTCGAGCTGCGTCGCTGGCCGGCCCTGCGACGTCGTCTTGCTGGTGCCATTGGCCCACAGCGCGAACGCGGGGAGCTGCGGCGGGTCGAGGGTTTCGGCCATCTGTGGCGATTCTGAATCGCAGATGATCGCGACGATCGGCGGCGCCGGGTCGTCGGGCTCTCCGTTCCAACCGGTGCGCGGCAGCCATTGCGCGATCGCGTTCAGACCGTGTACCGGATGGCGCTGAAAGCGCGTAACGAGTCGGAGCGGGACGTCAACCATTCGCGCGCCGGAGGATGTACGCGCGCACGACTCCGCGGATGTCCTGCCGGAAACTCAGCGGCATCGGCTGCGGGAAAATCTGACGCGCCGGCATTCGCTTCGTGCCGAGCTGGTGAAAGATGCCGTAGGGAATCTGCGTGTTGAGCTGAAAGCGTAGGCCGCCGGCGATGTTCTTGAGTCGGCTGTCGGTCGATCGCGTGCGAAAGATCGCCTCGTACAAATGGTCGGTGTCGCGGAGCAAGCCAAGCGCGACGTTGCCTTTTCGCTCTCGCGCGGCGGCCGTCGACTTTGCCCACGGCGCCCACTTGTGACCGAATGCCGCGCCCTTCGAATCCCAATGCCGCTTGAGCATAGCCAACGTGAGCGGCGCGATCTGCCGGATCATGAGCGGCCGGAGGTCGCGCACGTTGTCGAGCATCTGCGCGATTCGCTTCTCTCCCGCGCTCAAGCGCGGAAAGAAATCGACGGTCGTTCGAAGGAGCTTCGGCATCAGACACCGGGCGCGGTGACGGTGAACCCGGTGATTCGCTTGCCGGTTTCGCGGAAGACGATGAGCGCCGCGCCTGGATGCACAACGCGATCGCGGAACGCGGTCGTGATGCCGGCGCCTGGTTGGCCTTCACTCGCTGACTTCGTGATGATCGGACCGAGCCCCTGCTCGACCTGTAGGCCGATCTGGAGGACGACGGCGAGCGTGAGCGCATCGGCCGTGGCGCCGGTGTACGGCGGCGCCGTCAACTCGAGATAATACTCCGCGAGCGACTGCTGCGCGTTCTGCCACGCGACCGGCTTGCCGGCCCATCCCTCGGGCAAGAGCGCGTGCCCGACTTCCGGGCCGAAGTTCGCGACGTCGCCGGCGATGAGATTCGTCGGCAGCGGATCGACGACGAGATCCGGATCGCCAACGCGAGCATCATCGGCGAGGCGCGCGAACTTGGCGCCGCCGTAATCGAGCACCGTGCCGAATGGAATGAACACGGTCAGCGGATTCGCCAGCGGCACAAGAGCAGCGCCGGCGAGCGCGCCGGCGAGCCCGACTTCGCAGGAATCGATCGGCGTGAGATTGTATAACATTGCTCATGCCCTCGGCTTGCCTGCGTACAGAATGACGTCGGTCTTTGTCGTGAGCGTGTCGGGAAACAGAACTTCGATGCCGACGTCGGGGAGGAGATCGTTAAACTCGCTCAGCGCGTCGTCCATCAGTTCTTTGATGTTGCGAATCTGCTCGATTAGAAACGCGGACGATCCTCGCTCGGCAATCGACACCGTGGCGGCTTTCGAGTTGAGTGCGATGTAGAGATCGCGGTAGGCCATCCATTTGACGAACGGAATGACGACCGCATCTTGCGCAGATTCCGGCACGACCGGCGCGATCCGCGAGTCGAGGAGCGCCGCCTCGATATAGCCGGTGATGCGGGCCTCGACGTCGCGACGTTCCATCCCGGCGAACATGATCGGATCGATCGGCCCGCGCGGCGGCATGAGATCGGTAAAAACGATAGCCATCGGCCGGCCCTCTATTCGTTCGGGATCATCTTGTCGTCGGTGTCGTCGACAACCTTCGACGGCGGACCGAGAAAGCGCGCGACGTCACGCGCTCCGGTCGTCGCTTCGTCCGGTCCGCGCGAGAATACCGGCGTCCGCTGAAATTCGTTGCCGGTCGGAATTGGCTTGAGCGGCGGCGGTATTCTGCGCGGCATTTAGAAAATCCTCCTACTTGCCCTTGCTCGACTTCGACGGCGCCGGCGCGTTCACGTCGGCAGGATCAGTGCTGACCGGCACCGCTGTTTCGGTGTCCGTCGACGCGCCGCCGATGCGATCGAGCAGGTCGGCGTCGCTCTGTGCCTCTTCGTGTTTCCGGATGTCTTGCAACGCGCCGGTGAGGCCGGTGCGTTCGGCCGAGAGCCGCGCGGCGTTCTCGCGAATGACCAGCTCCTCGCGAGCAAGTCGAACGTGCTCCGGTTCTCTCCCCTCGGTACGGAGCTGCCGCTCCCGTTCCCTGATACGGGCCTCGGCCTCCGCCTTCGGGACGTTCTTGCCTTCGGCGTCGTGCCATTCGCCATTCGTTCCGACGAACAGACCGCCCGGTGCTTTCGCTTCCATGCTTCGCCTCGCTGGTAAGAGTGAGCTGATGACTCCCTGATGAAACTAAGGCGCCGGCGTCGTGTGACGAGCCCGCGCCTCAGTTCATCGTTATCGCCGGCGATCGCTTACGGGATCGTCGGATCGACGTAGGCGCCACCGCCGAAGTAGAGCACGTGTCCGTTGGTGCGCGTCCAGACACCCATGCCGAATTCGGACTCCATGAACTGTGCATACAGCGGGAACGTATCCAGCTCGGCCGCGATCGTGAGCGCGGGCGTCGTGCCGTTGCGTGTGCGCAGCGCGAGCGGCTTGTTGCCGGTGGTCGAGTCGAACGTGAACACGTAATTCGCCAGCGCCCACGGCTTGATCCAGATTTCCGCTGAATCGAAAATGCCGATGGCGCGGTTGTCGAGCCGCGTGATGTCGAGGCGGCTGGTTGCCTCGCGTGCATTCGCGCTCAACGTGACGCGCGGATCGACGTAATCCTTGAATCCGGTCAGCGCGCGGATCGTGTCTTCGTCGACAATGTTGATGCAGCAGATGACTTTCCCGCCGTTGCCGTGTTCGACGACGTCGCGGATCGCCGCTTTGAGCGCGGCCGCCGTGATGCCGGCGATCGCATCGTAGTGCGAGTGCGTCGAGCCGTCGTAAATCTCGCCGTTCGGACCGTCGGGAATGCCGGCGGAATCAGCATTCACGAATCGCTTGATCGAGAGATCGATCTTGTCGACGAGGAAATCGTTGAACGTGTAGTTCGCCGAGAGATACGCGGCTCGCTTGACCTGGCGCGCGAGCTGAATCATGTGCGCTTGCTTCGCCTTCGTCTCCTGATCCACCAGCTCGGCGGGCGTCGCGTTCTGCAAATACTTCCGCGTCCATCCCAGGTTGAACTGGTATTGTCGGAGCGGGAACCCAACCGTCTGGCCGCCCTTTACTTTCTGCGTCGGGGCGCGTCCAAACTCATCGACTTCCACCATGTCGCCGCGATCCGACGTGCCGTAAATCCGCTGGCGATCGCCGGTGATGTCGGCGAGCCCGCTGACGAGATCGGCGGCGAGCTGTGAGTGCACTTCAAGATCGCGGGCAAACACTTCGGAGATCGTGACGAGCCCAAACCGCGCGGCCGATTGGAACCGCGCCGCGCGTAGATCGTCGATCGAGAGCGTGCCGGTCTTCGCGGCGCGCGGGAGTGCCGGCGCTTGGCGTGCCGCTAGGATTTCGTCCAGTCCCGATCGCGCGGCGAAGCTAACGGACGCAGTGAGCCGTTGAACATCTCGCTTGAGGTCAGCTCGAGCGAGGACGAATGAAACCACGATCCAGAGGATCGCGACGAGAATGAGCGTGGGCAATCCACCACGCGCGAGGAGCATTTGCATTTCTCTAATCTCCTAGATGCGAGTGAATGGATTGTTACGGCGAGACGAGCAGAACTTTGTTCATCGTGACGACGATGTCGGTCGCGTTCATGCACTGCGCGACGCCGTGCCAATCGCCGGTCGTTGCAGCGGTGTCGAGCCGGCCCTTGGTGGCCGCGACGAATAGGCTCGCGCCTGGCGTCAGGCCGGAGCCGTAGGAGAAGCGAGCGCCGACGCCGAACAGCGTGACCGGCTGACCGGACTTTGCAGCGCGGGGAGAGAAGCCGGCGAAACTTTTTGCCTTTTCGTCGGCGGCCGTACCGTCGCACATGTACACAAGGCCATCAGCCGCCTTGATGTAACACGGCGCCGCCGGGTCGATGTCTTCACCGGCGATCAATCCCGTTTTTTGCGGGGCGAACTGGCCGGTGACTGCATCCATCGACGCGTCAGTGTTGCGCGTGACGAGAGCCATTAGAAAACTCCGAGTGAGTTTTTGGTTGACCGCTCGCCCTGCGAGCGCGAATCAAATCGCGGGGACTGACGCGACGATGGGTTACAGCGTGTTGTAAATCCCCGACTTGAGTGCTTCCTCGCGCAAAGTGGCATCGTCCTTTCCTGCGCTCGCTGGCGCCGGTTTCGAACGTGTTTGCGGGACGAAGCGCGTGCCCTCCTCGCGCGGCGCACCTTGGCGCTGTTGGCGACGCGACGATGCGCCGTCCTGCGAGCCCGTTGCAGCCGCCGTCTCCTCCTCTTCATCGCCGACCCCTTGCTCTAGCGCCGGAATGAACAGTTTGAGATTCGTCTCGGCGTATTCGTCGAGCGGTTCCCATTCCGCTTTGTCGTCGCCCGCCTTGCGGACGTGCCATCTCTCTTCGACGACTTTCTTGCCGTCGTCGAGTGTAACGCGGACGTTGCGTTTGCCGATCTCGAGCTGCTTCGTTTGCAGCACTTCGATCAGCGTCTCGCCGTCCCATTCCATGTCATCGGCGGCCTCCGCGATGACAGCCGCGTGCTCTGCCTTGGCGACTTTCGCCTTGAGTTCTGGCGCCGCTTTCGCATTCTCTAACAGGCCCTTCCAATCGAGTTTCTGCTCGGTCATGAACTTCTGCACGTCAGCGAGCGCCTTCGCATCGTCGCCCTTGATGATGACGCTACCGTCGGGTGCGATGCCGTCTTTCTTCGCTGCCTTCAATGCCTCTTCTGCGGTCCGAGCTCGCTCGCGAGCGGTCGCGGCGTCGCCGGCGAGTACCCGGATGGCTTTGTACGAATTGCCTTTCCCTTCCCGCTTGATGATGGCTTTGATCTGTTCATCGGTCAGACCGCCGTTATGTGGGGCTGGCGGCGTCGCCGTTCCGTCGCGCGGGAGTCGAGCGTGCACGATGGATCGAATGGGAATCAGACCGGCGGACAGGTAGGAGCGAAGCATGGGACTTCCCTTGGAAGTAGTCTGAACCGGTGACGCGCACCGCGACAGCCGGCGCGCACTATGACGACACCAGCAATACTAACAGGAAAGAACTTGCGCGCAATCACGTGAGAGTGCAAGCAAGTCGGCCGCCGGTCGTCAGCCTGCGTAGTCGGTCCAGACTTCGCCCGTCGAGCTGTTGCGATACTCGGCATGACAGCGGCAATTCGAGAGACATTCCCGCTCGCCGATCGGGACGAATTCGTCGATCGGTTGCCAGCCCATCGCCGCCTGGGCGATGCACTCGCCGCAGTGGTCGGCCGGGTGCAGGACGCTTCGCGCCTGATCGAATCCTCGATCCTCGAGCTGCCGGGCGATCGCGTCGTAGTAGGTTCGTCGCCCGGTTTCCTGGTACATGTTGACGCGAGTCAGGAATCGGCCATCGAGCGCGAGCCCGGCCTCGACGTCCGCAACGAATCGGTCGAGATAGGCGTATTGGTCGCGCACCAGCCGGCCGACTCGGCCGAAGTCGGCGAATGTCATCTGATCCCACCCGCCGCGAGCGACCGCCGTCGAGTAGAGATGCACGTCCTTGATACTCGCGCGCATTTCCGCAGCCCAGGCGTCCAGAGACATCGAGCCGTCGCGGAGGGATAGGGCATTAGCGCGCATTCGTTTCGCCGTGTTGACGAGCGTAGCGTCCAATGCCGATCGGATTTCGCGGCGCGCGACGAAGCGGCCAAAGCGATCGCGGTAGCGTTCCGCGCGAGCGTCCCACGTGTACGGCGTACCGCGGCCGAAGGTCGCCACGGCTCAGCCTACCGCTTTCGCCGCGTCGTGTTCTCTGCTTTCGCGTTGAGCAGTTCGCGGAACCTGGCCGGTGCATCGCGTCGCCACGTGTCGCGAGCGTGCGCGACCGAGTCGGCGATCGCCTGCGCACTCGTCGCTTTCTTCCGAGCGGCGTCGGACTCTGGCGGCTTGCGCCGGCGCCGAATGCTCACGCGCCAGCATTACCGTTCCCGCCGCCCTGCGACGCTGGTGATGGTGCCGGAGCTGGTGCCGGAGCTGGACCGCCGCCGAGTCGGCCGCCGATCTTCCCGCCGCCGTTGTTCGCTGGCGGAGCGGGAGCGGGCGGCGCGTTCGGGTCTGCCGGGATCGGGTTCGCGTTCGGATCGCCTGGCACGGTCGTATCCGCGCCGAGCAACTTCGCTGCGTCGGCTGGATTGATGCCGACCAGCTCCGCCGCGCCATCGATCGCCGCGCCGGCCTGACCGAGTTTCAGGATGATGTCAGCCTGTCGATTGATGAGCCCGAGGTTGACGCCGCCGTTTTCGGCCGTGATGCGATCGCCTTCGGCTTGGACGTCGAGCACGCCGATTTTCGCCTGGGCCGTTTCGAGCGAAATGATATTTTGCTTATACTCGTCGAGCGCCTGCTTTCGTTCGTCGATCGAGATCGGGCCAGTGTTCACGCGACATTCGAACTGTGCACGCCATTCGCCGAGGATCGTCCCCGGCGTCTGCATGAACTGGTCGGCCATCGCGAGCACGGTTTCGATGATCCAGCGGCCGGCGCCGTTCGTCGGCGCCTTCGTCATCGTGAGCGAGACTTCGAAATCCGATCGGCCTTCGATGCGTGCGACGCCACTCGGCGTTGCGCGTGACGTCATGAGCACGTGCGCCTGATCCGCCTCCTCTAGCATGTCTTGATAAATCGCGCGCTTCGCTTCGTCGGCCGGCTTCGTGTCGACCGGGTCATGCGTGACGATGCTCGGCTGCGTGAGCTGCACTGAGCCGTCTTTCTGCGGCAGCTCCATCCCGCGAATCCATTGCGTCGTCCCCGGCCCGGTTTCGAAGTTCTCGCGAACGAACTTGATTTTGCGGCCGCGATTATCCGTCTCCCAATGGCCGGGCGGCAGCGCGTTCAGGATCATCCGCTCGAGAAAGCCGTTCGTGACGACGTTGCGCGGGATCATCGAGAGGCAGAGATTCAGCGCCCGCTGCATCTGATTTTGCTGCGGCGTGATGATCTCGT